GCTGATCGCATTCGTTATACGCAGGGTGGTGTGACCCGTGAGGCCAAGATTTTGAATGTGACGACGTATCGGGGTGAAGACCCGCTTCTACACGTCATTATTGCGAGGCCGCAGTGATGTCTAAAAGACGCGATGAAATAAGAAATTTGTCTGTCAAGGTGCGAGAGATGGTCAACGATGCTGCTCGTTTTACAGCAGTCGAGATCATGAATGACCTTGCGGAAGCTGGCCCTGAATGGAGTGGCGAATTTCAAGACAGCTGGGTCGCAATCCCGATAGGCACTGGTGCTTCTGGGTCTACAGGCGGAGGTTATCCATACAGCCTGAATGATGTTCCAAAGCTGTCTACTTCGATTAAAGAGACAGCACGAGTTAAGAAATTTGTGATTGAAAATACGCAGCCTTATGCGCTGTATGCGCTTGATCTGAAGGAAGGCTTGTTTTTTGCTGATGATGAGCCTGCTGGTGAAGTTGTTGCGACAGGCAAACGTCCTGTTCCAGGTCTTCGCGGTGATGTGTCTGGCGATGGTCAAGCCAGAAGCACAGCGCCTTTGAACTGGTACACCACTTATATAAATGGTGGAGGAATGGCAAAATCAATAGAAGCTGGAGTGAAGTTTGCCTTTAGGAGGGCACGATGAGGTATCAAGAAATCCGTGCTGCGATCGAGTCTCCGATTCAAACAGCATTTGGAGCGCTAAGTCCTGCGGTGCCTGTGTTTTTTGACAACATCACGGCTGCGCCAGCAAATTCAACGACTGAATACGTCAGGGTTTCTATTGATTTTGGTTTAACAACTGAGCAGACATTAGAGGGCAATCTTGATCGAATTCGCGGCAGTATTGTTATTCGTGTTTACACGGAAAAAGGTAAAGGCCCTGCAAGAAATCAAACTTTAATTAACGAGGCGGTTACTACACTATTAAGCCTTAGTGCGTCCACAAGGGCAGCAACAGGCATTTATCTGCGCCCTGGAGCGATAAACGGACCTACGTTTTCAGCGACCGAAGGCGCTCCACATTTAGTGGGACGCATAGATACTGGCTTTATTGCTGAAGACCACGGTTAGATGTTTTATTGCCTACGCGCTAAGCTGTATATGTCCGGGTTCCGCCCGTAAAGTCCACCATTCCCCGTTCTACGAATGGCTACCGTCCTTTCGGGCACCTCTGGAGCCCTTTATTACAAGCCTGCTGGCACGTCAGCAACCTTCAAGGAAACTGATGTTGACGTTTCCAACGACCAGATCACTGTTGGCACCTTTCTGAACTTTAAGGTAGGCGACAAAGTTCAGTTTGCCGTTGAAGACGGTTCTGGTGGCACCGGCACTGGCACGTTGCCTGCTGGCATCAGCGCTAGCACTGATTATTTCGTGATTTCTTACACGGCTTCCACCGGAGTGTTGCAGGTGTCTGCCACTTCTGGTGGTTCAACTATCACGATCACTGACGACGGCACGATCACCGGTAGCAACGTTTTTGCCGTCAACTTCGAGACGTTCCAATCTGTGGCAAACGTCCGCAGCTGGGAATTTGAGGTGACTCGCGAAGAAATCGATGTGACCAGCATCGGTGGAACGCTTGGTCAGACTGCTCCGTTCCGCACTTTTATCTCTGGTTTTGCAGACGGCAGTGGCACCGCTGAGGTCTACTTCACTGATGACGACACCGGCATCACTGCACGTCTGATTGAAGACGTGACCCAGCGCAAGCAAGCTGGTGCAACCTTCAAGCTGTATATGGATACGGTTGTTTCTTCGGGTACGGTTGACGACACGAAGAGCCGCTCCATTCAGGTTGAAGCTGTGCTGACTTCAGCTAGCTACTCAGTTAGCCCTGATGATGCTCAAACTGTGTCAATCAGCTTCCGTCCAACTTCTGCTCCTACATTCGACTTCAGCAAGAGCTGATAAGCGATTCAAAGACAAGGCCCCTGACATTGTCGGGGGCTTTTTTAATGCTACTGTAGTAGCACAATCAATTGGATATTCATGGCACTCCGCGCCATTGATCGCCTCAAGAAAGCAGCAAACTTGGAGCCGATTAAGAAAACGGTTGAACTTTCAGACGGCACTGAATTTGAGATGTGGATGACGCCTCTGACGATGGCAGAGCGTGAGCGTGCTCAGAAGCGTGCTGGATCGGATGATGCCAATGCTTTTGCATTGCAACTGTTGATCGCCAAGGCGCAGGATGAGATGGGTAAGGCCTTGTTTTCTCCAGGCGAGATTGATGTGTTGAAGAATGAAGTGAAGGACAGCGATCTGCAGTCACTGATGCTGGCAATTTTGACGGACAAGGAAGAGGAGGCTATTGACCCAAAATCCTGAGTGCTGAGCTTCGGAGGGACAACTGGTTGATGCTCCAGTTTGGCGTTGCCAAAGAGCTTGGCATGGGTTTATCGGAACTTCGCGCAACCATGACACCAGAGGAGGTTGTCGGCTGGAGCGCGTACTTCCAGGTGCTAAACGAAGACCAAGAGAAGGAGTTCGCCAGCGCCCGTAAGCGCAGGTAGAGTGTTGGGATAGCGTGCTGTCCTTAGCTCTGTGGCTTCCTATAAGGCAGAAATTGAGGTTATTGCCAAAGGGCTAGGGCGCGTAAATCAGTTAAATGATGCTGTAAGCAAGCTCAATAGAAACGTACAGGCTGCCAGTGGCAAAACGGTTGGAGGAGGCTCTAGGGCAGCTAATGAGCAAAAACTTTTAAGCACGCTAAAGCTGCAGACCGCTGAGTTAGAAAAACAGTTAAGTTTAGGCTCAAAAATCGCTGCTCAAACTCCTAGAGGAGCAAGAGGAGCAAGAGGAGCAAGAGGGGCAGGAGGAGCAAGAGGGGCAGGAGGAGGAAGAGGGGCAGGAGGAGGAAGAGGAGTAAGAGGAAGAAGAAGTCAAGACATACTTACAGGTTTTGGCTTTCCGCTGTTATTCGGCGGTGGACCCGCTCAAGCATTAGCAGGTGGCATCGGTGGAGCGATTGGGGGGCTTGGTGTATCGATTGCACTTTCTGCTGCTGTTCAGCAAGTTGAAAAGTTTGTTCAGGGTATTGGAGAAGCAGGGCAAGCATTAGACGCTTTTTCCGGCGATGTCGGAAAGATTGCGGAGATGACGGGAACTGCCGGAAATGAAAGCATAAAGTACGCCAAAGCTCTAGAAGGTCTAGGACTTAAACAAGCTGCGTTGCAGGTTGCCACGCAACAGGCTGCCGCAGTTATTGGAACGCAGGGTGTTGGTGCGCTCCAGTTATTTGCAGAAGACACTAAACGTCTTTCGGATGCAACTGCAAGAGTTGGATTAAAGATTCAAGCTTTTTTCGCTCAAGCTCTTGGTGGATTTACTAATTTAATTGCTCAAATCGTCGAAAGACTTGGAGGCGCAAAGCCTGCAGACACAGGAAGTGCGCCAGCAAGGGCCTTGGCTATCAATCAGGTTACAAGATTCAATCGACAAGAGGTGGATATTTTAAAGCAAGAGTTTGCGATCAAAAAGTTAATCAGCGAGGAAGACGCAAAACAGAAGCAAGTCGCAGAAGCGAGGCTTGCCATTTCCAAGTTAGATCTACAAATCAGGAAGGAAAAAAATAAAGCCGCTATGGCGGCAATGCAAGATGATGTTGCTGGAGAACTGCAGGCTAGAAATGCTGCGTTTTTGCTTGGCAAGAAGCGGCAGATTTTAGAGCTTGAGTTGAGTCAAGCTGAAGCAGCTAAGCGTGTTTATGACCAATACACTGCCCAGGCGGATGCGCTGCAAGGCGTTGTGCATCAATCCAAGATGCGCTTAAAGCAAGAAACAGCAGCTCTAGAAGGCCGTAACAAGTTGACCGGAGCGTTTTACAGCGCAGAGCTTAAGGTTAACCAGCTAGCTATTCAGCGAGCCAAGCAACAAGGCAACACGAATCAAGTATTGCAGCTTGAGTTAAAGCAAGTTGAGCTTATTTATCAACAAACGCTTGCGCAAATTCAAGCTGAAGTGCAACGGGCGCAGCTGAAGGCTCGTCAGGTTGCTTTGGCAACACAAGAGCTGCGAATCGCAAATTTGCGGAAGCAAGCTGAAGGCACGCTGACGGAGACAGACAAGCAAGCGCTTCAGCTTCAAAAGCAGGCTCTTCAAATTGCAAACTTGAATGTGAGAGTTGCACAGCAAGTTGCTGATCAACAAATTAGAGGCGCTAAAGCTATTAGAGCGGCTTCGATGGAAGCACTTAAGTTTGCATATAACCAAGAGCGAGCAGCGAGAGCAGCTGGTAAAGCAGCGAGAGCAGCTGGTAAAGCAGCAAATGCGATGAGTGGAGCTGGCGGCGGTAGGGCTAGTGGAGCGGGTGACACTTGGATGGTCAATGGCAAGGAATACACCTTCCAAGGCAGCAGGTCAGCAAGCAGAGTTGGATCAGGCATCAACATTATTCAAAGAAGCAGTCCACTAGCCAAAACTGCACCTTCTGGTCTTGCAGAAGGCGGTTACGTTACTCGTCCCACAAATGCACTCATTGCTGAGCGTGGTGAAAACGAATATGTAATTCCAGAAAGCAAGATGGGCAATGCGATTAAGCGTTATGCGAGAGGCGCACGCGGCGAATCTGTTGTTGAAGGCAGTAGCGAGACAAGTGCTGGAGGCAGAAAGCGTTCTGGAGCGATAGTTAATATCAGCACTGGGCCGGTAATGCAGATGGACGGTCAAGACTATGTGACTGTGTCCGATTTGAATGAGGCTGTCGGCAATGTGGCTGCAGCAATGTCTTCGTCTGATGAAGGTTATGGCAGTAGCGCGAGGGTGAGCTGATGAGTACACAGTTTTATCACCACGAATTTTCAATACCTGATTTGAGCTTCGTGGCTCGAAACGCTATTGCCTTATCACCTAATTTTCACGCATTCATCTGCGGATCATTCCAAAGCAACCTAGAAGGCGAGACCAGCTCAATCACACTGATTTTTCCCATTGGAACGTTCAGTGCAGCTGTCTTGGACAACATGGCATCCAAGGCCTATACAGCGACTGTGATTGCCTTTAAGAGCGATCCAAACCTGTCTGATGTTGTGGATTGGACCTTTACAGGAATCATCACAGCTGTTTCCAACAGCCTCACCACGATCAACGTGGTGGTCGGAACGCCGTTGCGTCCGGTGAGCAGTGGTGAAGCACCTGGAATGGCGCCTTTTCGTAGCCTAAGGAGCAATGAGGCCGGTAAACTGCCTATAGCGGGTCGCTAGTCATGGGAAATATGAGGCCTAGGCCCCTGCCAAAACTCGGGCCAATGAATATCGATTGGTTCGGTAAAAAACCTGGGAGGAATTACTATCTGCCCAGATCATTTCGTGCAAGGCGCCTTAGTGGGGGACGCACGCAAAAGCCGACCACACTGCAGCCGCAAAACGTATCGACGTATGGGCTGAACAGCTCTGCCCAGAGTCTGGCTGAGATTGGAACGGCAATCCCGATTGTTTTTGGGCAGAAGACGGATAGTACCGGCGGGTTAGTGCATACGCCGTTAATGATTTACCAACGTATGCACAGTGAGGGAACGTATCAATGGGTTCGTGTCGGCTTTGTCATGGGTGAAGGTCGCCTTGGTTCGCCTTCGCAAAAAGGAATCAGGAACGGTAGCGATTTAATACATTCAATCCAATCTGAGTTTTACGAGCTTGCTTTTAACGATGGACAGTATGTTACAAGTGATCCTAATTATTCAAATACAGTTCATGCCGGAAATTGGCCTAGCATCACCAGCACTCTGACTGGAAACGAAGAGTATTTCACGATTCAATCAGCCGACAGCAAGCAAGAGCGAGGCTTTTCTCAATCGTTTGATCCAGGCAAAAGTTTTGGGCTAGAAGGAGAAGAGCCTGATTGCGAGACTTCACAGGATTCAGAATTTAGTGATCTGTTGCCTTATCCAAACAAGGCGCCGCACGTTAAGTTCAACCCGATTGATGCTTCAATCAGCAACACCCGCAAAACAGATACCACTGAGTTCGGTTTTGCTGTAGACATGCCTCAGATCACGCCTGAGGCTACAGAAGAGTCTGGAACGGTACCTATTGGTAGTAAGTGGAAGTTTAAAGATGAAAGATTTTCATCTCCGTTGGTTGACAGGCTTTATCCAGGAGGTAGTTACGATTCAACTACAGGATTGCCATTTATTGGCGCAATAGCCAGCGCTCAATTTCAACAGTTTGACAAGAACGATCCAATTCAAGTTATATCGCCGGAAGTTGCTTTTTATGCTTTATACAGAGGTTATTACGGTCACTTCCCTGCTGAAGACATCGCCAAGATATACGCCGAATTCTTGGCGGGTTATGGAGCGGCAGACAGGGTTTTGTTTATCAAGACAAAACCAAAAACGTCAAGAATTTATTCGCTGCCTGTAGAAGCGTTTCTGCCGGATCCCAACCTAACAACGTTAAGTGTCGATTTTGGCCGGGCTGACTGGGTAAGAACAGATGGGCAGTTTTCTGCTGCTCTCTATGACGAAAGCGGTGAACTTGGGCCTTGTTCGCTGACAGTAGATTCCGGAATGCTGAGTGATACTAGGGTTCCGAAGCTGTTTTTCAAGCTGTTTTATCGAAAAATCGACTCCGCAAATACAAACTGGAAGCCCGTTTTTGACAAGCCTTTTTGCCTGATCAATCCAAACACTTCAACGCTTTTTGCTGATCTTCGCATTCGCCACTCTTCCACAGAAGCATACGAGTACAAATTTAAGCCAATGATTCCCGTGCAGGTTGAATCGAATCTGCAATATGAATTTTACAAGTGGCAACTTGGGGTTAAGTCATCTACCAATAATGCAGCTCAAAAAGTCCCTGTTCTGTACCCCAGCACAAATAACGAATTCGTTTTAGATGGAAACGATGGATTTAAGTTGATCTATTCTGGTTTTTACGAGCAAGTGACTAGCGAAGTTAAGCTTGATGATCAAACAACAGACTTGCGAATCGGTGTTTCGTATGTCAACGAAGGAGTTGTGGATCAAGCTGACTATCCGTTTATGTCAGTCGGGGTTCTAACGTTGCGAGCTGGCAAGGAAGTATCAAGCCTTGGGCAATTCAGCGCATATTACGAAAACGGCGCACAAGTGCAGAAAACAGATTTAACGAGTGGTTCGTCAAATCACTTCCCAGATCTCTGCTATCACCTGCTCACTTATTATCCAAGCACTAAGCTTCTGTCAAATAATAATTCAGCTGGTCCGGTAAAGCGAACTCAAATTGACACTGCTTCGTTTTTAAACGCAATTAAGTTTACTGACAAGCACAAACTTTATTTTGACGGACCTATTTATGACTTTGATGGAATTCATGAGTTTATTAGCGAACACGCCAAGTTTTTTTGCTTACGTTTTGGCATTCGCAACGGTCTTTACAGCTTGTTTCCTGCGCTTTTGGATTCTGCGACCAATGTGGATACAGCGGCCCCTGGACAGGTTGTTACTGGAGATATTATTGATGCAGCGTCTTTCCGGGTTGACTACGCCCCACTGATCGAACGAGACAAGGCGTTTGTGACCGTGATCTGGAGGAGGCAGGATAAATTTATGCCTGGCGTCAATGAAACGGTGACTGTCGCACCTTCAGGCTATGAGGGTGCCAACAGGCTGACGTATGACTTGTCTGGATTCTGCACGTCTGAAACTCATGCGGAAGCGGCAGCGCGTTTCATACTTGCGATGAGGTTGAAGCAAGATCGAACTGCCAGCTTTACCTGCGCCAAGAGTGCTGTGGATCTTTCGCCTGGTCGTTTGTTCAAGTTTGATTTTTCGGTTTCAACCAGCAGCGGCAAGACTTATACGAACCAAGATCAGTACCAAGTGACGAGTACCACTTATCGTGAGGATGGATTACTTGACGTTCAGGCGGTCTACATGCCCGCTGGAATGACAGACGCCGTCTTCCGCCGCACTACTTATCCCAAGGTGCCATGACCTATCCAACGCTAGAGCCAACCAGCCGAACTCATACGCTGGGTCAAGCGGGTCAAGATTCTTTTGTTGCTGCAAGCGGTGTCGAGACTCGTGTGTTGTTTGGTGCGTTAGTGATCAGCCAGCAGCTAGAGCTGACCTACGCAAACATCACAGAGGCTCAAGCTCGTCTTTTTGACAACCACCATCTGAGTGTTAAAGGGACTTTTGAGGCTTTTCCGCTACCCAGCCAAGTGTTTGCGGGAATGGCAAATGCTTTCGGTACTTACGTCAACAAGTGGCGTTACAGGAGTTCCCCTAGGATTGTGTCGGTAAAGGATGGCGTTCATACTGTTAGCGTGAGCCTCATAGCCGTCACTAGCTAAACTTGTGCCATGGCAAAGTATTTCACTGGTACGAACGGCGCTTTTCTGGTTGACGGCACCCAGACAGCAAAGATCTCTTCGTGGTCTTTGAATGCACAGGTTTCAACACTGGAGACGACAACGCTGGGCGACCATGCGCGGGAATACATCGCCGGGATCCAATCGTTCAGTGGAACGGCGACTCTCTATTACTACATTGATTCCAACAGTAATCTAGACGGCAAAGATCTGCTCGAAGAAGTCATTCGTACTGGCGCTCCAGATACCACCCCACAGCACAGCCTTACGCTTCGACTGCAAGAAACACCTGCTCGTCAGGTGAAATTGAAAGTGGTAATCACCTCAGCGAGCATTTCAGCAACTGTTGGTGAGATCGTGACCGCCGAGATTTCGTTCACTGGAACGGAAGCTCTTCAAGACGCTTCGCTGGCTGCATAATGGCAATTTATCTTGGCAATTCTGGGTTTGTTGTTTTCAAGCGCACCGGCGCAGAAGAAGGCTTAGTCACGCAGGTTGACCCTGCAGACGTGAATACAACTGCCCGTCGTTTGAATTTCGACTTCGGGAACAGCGAGTTTATGACGGGTGATCTGGTTCAGTTCACACGTCTTACAGCGACTGGGACCAATAGCACAAGCAATCTCGACTTTGTTGCCGCCAGCAGCTTTCCAGGCGGAGCGGCATCACCACAGGCGGAGTGGTACGTCAATGTTGATGAGCAAGGTGGAGTTCGTTTGTATGACACCCTGACAAAAGCGATTAATGGCGTTACCAGTGAAGCTGCTGTTCTGACCGCTCCATCATCGGCTTACAAGGTAAGGGCGGTTTTAAAAAACAACACTTACAGGTGTTTTGGTCAGTTGCAGTCTTATGAGCTAAATACTGATCGCGAAGTTGTTGATGTGACTGTGTTGGGCGAAAACACACGTCGAAGCATTAGCAGCTTGATTAGCGGCTCCGGGAGGATGACAGCGTTTTGGGATTATGCGACAACAGTAAACATCTGCAGAAACGACGCTGAGATCGAAGCAAGCAACTATTATCACCAGCTTGTTTTACGCCAACAGCAAGGATCTAGCTTTGAAGCGCAATTCATTATTCGACAACCAGAGCCCAACTCAACTGAAAAAATTGTTTTTTACGAAGTTAATGCGTTGGTGACAGGTGTTGCAATCTCGTTTGAGCCTGGGAATGTTGTCCAGAGTCAAATTGAGTTTGTCACAACCGGCAATATCGACTTAAGGATTCAAAAACCGACAGCTTTGCAAAATCAGTTGATAAATCAAACCAGTGGGGCCTATAACCTTACGAATAGCGCTGGTAGACTGGGCCTGACGAATCCGTAGGCTCTATCGGGGGATCATCTGACCATGGCTGACTACAAGGTCACAGATCTAGTCGAGATCCTCGCGACTTCTGTTGCCGCAGACGATCTGACTCTGCTGGTTGATGTTTCGTCTCAAGACGACAAGAAGATCAAGGTCGAAGAGCTGGCAAAGGCTGCGGCCACGCACTTTACGACTGGGTCGATCAACGCCGATAAGCTCGTTGACGACAGCGTGACAGCAACGCAAATTGCTGACGCAACCATTACTGCAACTCAGCTTGCGACTGATGCCGTTGCCAGGGCTGAGGTTACAGCTGGTGAGATCAGTGGAGCGGGAACGAGCCGAGGCAAAGTTCATATTGAAGCCGGTTCGATCAACGCAACAGACATTGCAGCTGGATCAATCACCAACACCCAGCTGAGTGGTGGAACGTTGGTGCCTACAGGCGGCATTACTGACTCAGAAGTCAGTACTACTGCTGCGATTCAAGTTTCAAAACTTGAGGCAGTGTCGCCAAACGTTGTATTGGCAGGACCTTCGAGTGGTGCAACGCCTGGGACGCCTACAGCTCGTGCGCTGGTTTCAGATGATCTTCCTGTTGCGACAACATCAGCTTTAGGTGCAGTTTCCGTTCCAACAGGCAACGGGTTATCGCTTGCTGCTGGTGTTCTGACGCACACCGACACGGTAACTGCAGCAAATCTGGGTTGGATTTCTTTTAGCGGCACTGGTCACATCCTTAGTGCGAGGGCACTTGCGGCTAGTGATTTGCCGATTGCATCAACATCTGCGCTAGGTGTTGTCAGTGCCAGCACTGGACTTTCGATCACTGCTGGTGGTGCGCTGTCTTTGAACACAGCGAGTTCTAGCTCTATTGGCGGTCTTGCGATCGGCAGCGAGTTTGGACTAGGTGTTGGTTCAACTCTTGAGCTTGCAGCAACAGGCGTTAGCGCTGGCAATTATGCAAAAGTCACTGTCAACACTAAGGGAGTTGTCACAGCTGGTGATGTTCTTACTGATTCGGACATTCCGAACCACAGCGCAGCCCTGCTGACTTCTGGGACGTTAGATGCCGCTCGACTCGGCGCTAACACGATCACTGGCGCGAAGTTGGCCAATGAGGCAACGTGCATCATTCAAAGCACAACTCCTGCATCGGGTGATTTTGAAGGTCAATTTTTCCTGAACAGTAGTTCTAATGTGCTTACGGTTTGGAACGGGTCAGCTTTTGTTCCCGTTTCGGTTGCAACCTCTGCTGACGACGGAACCTTCTGATGGCTATCCAGAACCTGCGCACATCCACTGCAAATAAGCGTCCCGACCCTTTGCTTTTGGTCGAAGGCCAGTTAGCGGTTAATTATGAATCCAGCAGTCCTTCTCTTTGTTTTCGCGACAGCAACGACAACTTAGTCAAGGTTGGTCCAGTCCATGTTGGCGTTACAGCGCCAAACAGCTCTCCGGCAGGTTCAACTGGCAATGCTGTTGGCGAAATCTGGTTGGACACTGGAACGACGCCTAACGCAACACGTGTTTGGGACGGAAGTGCTTGGCAGAGCTTGATGAGCAGCACAGGCGATTCCATTGTGATTGGAACGTCTAGGACTCCATCGTCTGCCACCGATACTGGAGTTCAGGGCGAGATCTGCTGGGACGCCAACTACATTTACGTCTGCACGGCGACCAACACTTGGAAGCGCGTGGCTTTGAGCACTTGGTAGTGCTCCGTATAATTTGAAGGTAAGTTCCGGCCTCTAGGCGTTAAGGAATGGCTCTTCAGCACAAGCGTTCTTCTGTCACCAACAAGCGTCCAGATCCTATTGGTCTTTCTGACGGACAGCTTGCGCTGAATCTCAATGCTCTAAGTACGGGTCTTTTTTACCGTAATGCCAGCAATGAACTGGTAAAAGTTGGTCCGGTTCATGTCGGTTCAGGCGCACCAAACGCTAGTCCTGCTACTGGTGGCGCAACTGGCAACACAGTTGGTGAGCAATGGTTGGACACGACGGGTGGAAATTATGTACTGAAGGTTTACGACGGTACTGCTTGGCGATCTGTTGAGATTGAGCCTGGCAGTGCGCGTCAACTGCTGCAAACCAATGCAGCTGGAACTGATGTTGAGTTCACCAGCGATATTGATGTACCTGGAACGCTGGATGTTACTGGTGCGGCAACGTTCGACAGCAATGTGACGGTTGAGGGTGACTTAACTGTAAATGGAACGACAACAACGATTGATTCAACCACTTTGGTGGTAGAAGACAAGAACATTGAGATGGGAGTTGTAACGACTCCCACTGATTCAACTGCTGATGGTGGTGGCATCACGCTGAAAGGCGCAACTGATAAGACGATCAACTGGGTGCAAAGCACTGGTTGCTGGACGCTTAACCAGCCGACTAATTTTAATAATCACGTTCGCATCGATAGCTCAGGAAATGTTGGCATCGGAACGTCAACTCCAGGAAGTTTTCCTGGCAAGTTAGCAATTATTGGTGATGGCACGGTTTGTAATCGTGAGTTTAATTCACGAGTATCAAATTCTGTTGCCAACGCTGAGCGTGGCTTTATGCAAGCTATTGACGGTACTGAGCGACTGCACATTTATGCAGCCAATGGTAACGACAATGTGTGGGAGGTTAGCGGCACAGAGCGACTCAGAATCGATAGCTCGGGGCGGTTGCTGGTTAATACGTCTAGTGCCCCTACGATTGGTGGACTCAATAACGGAAAGTTAACAGTTCAAGATCATGCGGGATCAAGAATTAACATTTACAGATACAACTCTGACGCTGCTGGTGGTCAATTATATTTCGCCAAGTCTGGCAGTACTACCGTTGATAATACGATAATTAATAACAATGATTCTATTGGTGAAATTAGTTTCTATGGCGCAGATGGTACTGACTTAAACAGCCAAGCCGCTGGCATTGAAGCTTTTGTAGACGGCACTCCTGGCGCTAATGACATGCCAGGACGCCTTGTGTTTTCCACCACTGCGGATGGTGCGTCAAGTCCGACTGAGCGTCTCAGAATCGACAGCTCAGGCAACGTTGGCATCGCGACAAGTAATCCTGCCGATAAGTTACACGTTGTAGGTACAACTAGAACTGAGGGCGTCATACTTGCCCTGCCAAGCGTTGGCAGTTCGGAGGGTGGTGAGCTTCAAATTAGAAACCCTGATGGAAGCACTACGGGTGCCACTCTCGATGTTTCGTCAGCTAATACGGGAAGGTTCTTCCAGACTCAAAACAACTCAGTCATGCAAATCGGCCAGCTTGCTGGTACAGGAGGAACAGTCACGCTACATACAGCAGCTCAGGAGCGCTTCCGAGTTGCTGCAGATGGCAACGTCGGCATCGGAACAAGCTCGCCTCAAACAAGATTACAAGTCAGACAGTATTATGACACATCAACAGACGGTATCCGCCTGACGCGAGCCGGTGAAACTGCGTCTTATACGCAGTGGATTAATACAAGTGCAAACTTTAATATCGGCTACAGCAATCCAGCCACAAATGATCCAAGCGATTCGTTTGTGACAATTACGCAAATTGGCCACGTCGGCATCGGGACGACAAATCCTGCTTACAAACTTTCAGTGATAGATGACACATCAGGTGTAATAGGTGTATCAACAGTAAATAAAGGTGAAATAAGGCTTATTTCTGCTACAGATGCAAACGGACACGCGATCCGCTTTGGCGGCAATTCCGGAGGCACTACTGAACCAAAGATTTTACGCTTTCTTACTTCTGGTGACGCGGAAAGGATGCGTATCGACAGCTCTGGCAATGTCGGTATCGGGACTAGTTCGCCTTCTAGCTTGCTAGACCTTTCTAGTACATCAACAGAACTAAGTATTACGACTACAAACCAGTCTAACTCTGCCAGAGTTAATATAACTGGCGGAACCAGTAGTTATGCGGGTATTAATTTCGGAGATAGTGATGCAGATAGTCGGGGGGCACTGCGTTACTACAACTCTGATGACTCTTTGCGTTTCGTTAGCGCTGGTAGTGAGCGGATGCGCATCGACAGCTCTGGCAACGTTGGTATTGGTACGTCAAGCCCAGGCGGGAAGCTGCATGTTGAATCTGCAGCAACAACAGC